GACGCACACACTAAACTATTTGTTTACGGCTACGTCAGTCACGCGGCCAACTGCTTGGTATGTTGCGTTGTTTACCAGCAATCCAGATGAGGATGCGTCAGGCACGGAAGTATCCGGCGGCGCATACGCTCGGCAGTCTGTTTCGTTTACTGTGTCTGGCAACACTGCGTCAAACTCGGCTGCGATTGAGTTTCCGACTGCGACTGCCTCATACGGCACGGTCACGCACATCGGCGTTTTTGATGCGTCATCTGGCGGTAATTTGATTGCGTATGCTGCGCTGACAACCAGCAAGGCAATTGACACGGGCGACGTGATGCGGATTCCATCATCTGACCTTGACGTGACTATGGACTAAGCCAATGGCTGACACCACATACAGGACTGGCTTTGGCACTGGTGCATTCGGTGTCAGGGCTTACGGCGTTGATGGTGTTTTAAAAGACGGTGAAGCCATTGTTATTGGCGTCACCTCGACTGCGGCAGCGAATGTTCGCGTTAGGCTTTCTGGGTCTATCATTGCATCCAGCTCCAGCAACACGTCAGACGCCACGAGAGTGCGCGAAGTCAGCGCGTCTGCCTCAGTGTCAGCGAGCAGCACTTCCGCAGCCCAGCGTGTCCGTGAGAGCGCCTCAGCTGTATCTGCAAATGCAACTGGCTCTACAACTGTTGAGCGCGTGCGTGAGCAAAGTGCAGCATCAAGCATTGCTGCAAGCAACACGGCAGCCTGCGAGAGAGTGCGTGAGCAAAGCGCGGCAACAGCGTCTAGTGCGTCAGTGAGCGCAAACGCCGCTAAAATTGTTAGCATTGCCCCGATTATATCTGCCGTTGCCACAAATGTTGTAACGGTTAATCGCGTTCAGTTTAGCGGTGCTTCGATTAATGCTGCCAGTAGTATTACTTGCAATGCTATTGAAAAGTGGGAGCCTTTGCCCGGCACGTCTGAAGTGTGGACGGAGGTTGATCCTGCGTCTGAAATATGGCAAGGTGCATCTAACGCAACCGAAAGCTGGTCTGCGGTTTCCCCTGACAATTCAGAATGGACACCAGCCCCGGCTACAGGTGAAACATGGGCAGACGCCGCATAAGGAGAGCAAATGCTTACGCAAAGCAGGTTAAAAGAATTACTGGTTTACCATGCTGATACTGGCGTGTTTACTTGGCGTTTTGGCAGACCTAAAGCGAAAACTGGCTCCGTGGCGGGTTCTGTAACTTGGAAGGGTTACTGGTTAATTGGCGTTGATGGCCGCCGCTACAGGGCGCATCATTTAGCGTGGCTTTACGAGCATGGTTATTTGCCATCACATCAAATAGACCACATTAATCACAACAAGCTGGACAACCGCATTGAAAATTTGCGCGAAGTTACAAACTGCCAAAACCATAAAAACATGGGAATACCCTCAAATAACAAGACTGGGTATCGCGGTGTTAGTTTCGCTAAGGACAGAAAAAAATATACCGCTCGCATAAAAGACGGCAAGTCTTACAGAAACTTGGGCTATTTTGAGTGCGCAGCAGCGGCGGCTATTGCTTATGCAAAAGCAAAAATTAAACTTGGGTATCACCCAAATCACGGTTTGAAACAGGAGGCATAAATGGCCGATACGACAACAACTACATATGGTCTAACAAAACCTGAAGTCGGAGCCTCAGAAGATTCTTGGGGATTGAAGTTAAACGACAATCTCGATGACATTGATAACCTGCTAGACGGCACAACGCCCATTACTGGCATTGATATTAATTCCGGCACAATCGACGGCGCAGTGATTGGCGGTGCAACGCCTGCTGCGATTACTGGTACGGCTATCACAGGCACATCGTTTGCCACGTCTGGCGATATGACCTTCGGCGACAACGACAAGGCCATCTTTGGTGCTGGCAGTGATTTGCAGATTTATCACGATGGGTTTAGTAGTTACGTTGAAGATAACGGCACAGGTGTCCTTCGCTTAAAAAGTGAAAACGGTGATGGAGTTGGACTGTATGGCGCATCAAATGCAGTAATGCTTTTTGCTAGAACCGGCGCGGAAGTAGACTTGCGGTATAACGGCTCAACCAAACTCGCCACCACCGCCACAGGTATTGACGTAACTGGAGAAATTACGGCTGATGGGCTGACTGTGGATGATGCAGATGGCGCAACAATTCGTATTCAGTCAAGTGATACATCCGTTGACGGCGGCTCTTTAGGGCAGCTTGAGTTTTATTCAAATGATACTTCAACAGGCGGCACAGGCGTAAAAGGCAAAATTCAAGTAACCGATGTAAGTTCATATGGGACTGCATACGAAATGAATTTCTTTACAGGTTATGTGACAGGTGGCGCACACGCTGAAACAAAGAAAATGTCCATTGGTGCTTACGGCGACATCAGCTTCTACGAGGACACAGGCACGACACCAAAGTTCTTCTGGGATGCGAGTGCGGAGGCTTTGACTATTGGGGATGCTGCAACTCAAGCGCCACTTAGTGTCGAGACAAACTCAAGTGGATTTGCGATTAGCATTGAGGAAAACGCAGGTGCAGAAACGTGGCAGATTGGCGTTGATGTTGACGGCGATTTGAATTTCCATAATAGTACTCTACCTACGCCCCAGTTTACTGTAAGCGATTCAGGAAACGTAGGCATTGGGACGACTTCGCCTAGTGCTGGTGCTGTTGGTGGCACTGTTGTTCACGTTCAAAATAGTGGTGGAACCGCTTCTGTTCGTGTTGACCGCAGCGATGCGTCTACGGCTGGCACATTGTCTATGACATCTGGCAATACGACGAATGGTTTTTACGGTACTGGCGCAAAGCCGATGGTGTTTTCTACAAACGCCACAGAAGCCATGACCATCGACGCATCGGGCAACGTAGGCATTGGGATAACAAATCCTGCTCAACTTTTACACGTTCAAGCAGGTGTCACAGGCAACGGCACAATCAGAGTGGGCGGTGGTGCAGGTTTAGAAATAAGCCATGACAACTCAGGAAGTACCGTACAAAGGATAGACAGTTTATATCGTACAACATCTAATGATACTAATTTACAGTTACGAACAGGAACACTTACTTTTCATACAGGCACAGCATCTTCAGAACGTATGCGCATTGACTCCTCGGGACGGGTAGGCATTGGGGTGAGTTCGCCTACAGAGAAGCTGGAAGTCATACAAGGTTCAGGTACGACAACTAGGGCCGTTATTGGTGGAGGCACTCAAGCGGTTCTTGTGATAAACGGAGACAGGGACAATTCTGGTGATGGCGGTGAAGAAGACGCTACTATATTGCTTGCTACTGATGGCTCGTATGATAGCTCTGTCAATAGTGGCCTTGGCTCTTACGGGTTTCGCATTGGGGCCATCAACAACGGCGGCTCAACCGGCCTAAAGTTTACTGAAGCTCAAAACGGTTCCGACTTAGAACGTATGCGCATCGACTCATCGGGCAACCTGCTTGTGGGGACTACTGACGTTGCTCCTTATGTCAGTTCCACTGAGACTGGCGCTGTTTTAAGAAATGCTTTTGGTCTAGTAGGGGCTTCTAGGGATGGTGGGGCTTCTGCTATATTCAACAGACTTAACTCAGACGGTGAAATTGTATCGCTCCGCAAAGACGGCACCACGGTGGGGAGTATTGGGGTTAATAATGGGACAAACCTTTACCAAGCCTCTAGTGCAGGTGCGGGTCTTAAAATGGGTTCAGTCAATATTGTTGCATCAAACGCTTCTGGAGCATCAAATGACAATGCGATTGATTTAGGCTCGACATCTACACGCTTCAAAGACCTCTACCTCTCTGGCGGTGTCTACCTTGGCGGCACTGTGTCGGCTAATAAGTTGGACGATTATGAAGAGGGGACGTTTACTCCCACGGCCTTTGGAACTACCGCCGCTGGGACCACGACCTATGGGTCACAAACTGGGTCTTACACCAAAGTTGGCGATACGGTTCATGTAGATATTTATATTGCTTGGACTGCAATGACTGGTACTGGCGATTTAAGAATAGGTGGTTTGCCATTCACGTCTTCTAGCGCATCTAATTATTATGCTACTGGCACTATCGTTCCCTTGCTAGGCTTTACTTGGCCTTCTGGAGCAACCCAGCTAAATCCAATTATCAGCGCTAGTGATACAGCAATGTCTATTTTTGGCTCGGCTACTGATTCAAACTCAGACGGAGCAGCAACGGATAATGAAATAGTCGCTCTTGCAATAACGATAACTTATAAGGTTTGATTATAGCCCACTGCATAACTTTGGGCCGGACAGTCCACGCGCCATAAAGGAGATAAACGATGGCATTAACAGAAGAAACAGTCGAAGACAAAATTGAAATTGTCGGTGACTTCAAGCACGTTCAGGTGAGAACCGCAGTCGTCATCAAGCGTGACGGCGCAGAAATCAGCCGATCATTCTCACGCCATGTCGTTGCACCGGATGCAGATATCACAGGCGAAAGCGCAGAGGTTCAAGCCATCTGCGCAGCCGTCCACACACAAGCGGTTAAGGATGCTTACGCCGCCCATCTAGCCGCACAGGAGGTTTAACCTATGGCAATTATTTACACTTGGACTATCCCCACCTGCGAACACGACATCGCAACAGGTGGGATTAACGTAGTACACTGGCGCTGCACAGGCGTAGACGGAGATCACTCTGCGTCATCCTATGGCACAGTGGGCTTAACACCTGACCCATCTGCCGCTGACTTTGTTGCCTATGCAGACGTGACTGAAGCACAGGCTCAAACATGGGTCTGGGCCAGCGTATCACAGGAAGATACGGAAGCTGCTATCGCTGCAAAGATTGATGCGATGGTAAACCCAACCGAAGCCTCGGGAACACCTTGGGCTGCTTAACTTAACTTAAAAGGAGATCACTATGACTGAAGACAAAAAGGTCATTACGATTGACGACATCGAGTACACTGAAGATCAACTGTCAGATGAGGCAAAGGTCTGCATTAATCACATTGGCTCACTGGATCAGAAGATTGGTTCAGCACAGTTTAACCTGACGCAGCTTCAAGGTGGCCGTGAGTTCTTTATAGCGCGGCTGAATGCAGCGCTTAAACAACCGGAAGAAGAAGATGGATAAAAGAACAGCAGCATCAGCACATGAACGGATCGACAACATGGAGAAGCAAGTAATTGCAATTCAAACTGAGATGAAGATCCAATTCAAAGATTTGTTTGGTCGCGTCAAACGAATGGAAAGCATTATGCTTGCTGCTACTGGGTCTATCATTGCGCTCTTAATCACAGTCCTAACAAAGATGGGCTGATGATCTGTGTTCTCGCCTTTGTTTCATTCAACCACGCTTGGACACAAGGCGGGAACCGGTTGTTTCAATACTGTTTCTATAACTGCGGCACTGCAAAAAATGGTTTATGGTATGATAGGGTTTATCGTGTCAGCTATTTGTTTGTCTGTCCAGCAAAGTTTGTTGAAACATGATTGATCCGTTTACAGCTTTTGCCGCAGCGCAGACTGCCGTATCTGCTATCAAGAAAGGTATCCAGCTCGGCAAAGACATTGGCGGCATATCCAATGATCTGGCTAAATTTGCTGGTGCTATTTCTGACTTAGAGTTTGCACACAAGTCAGCGGAGAACCAGCCTTGGTATGCAGTGCTGTTCGGCAGTGCTGGCCCCAGTGCAATAGACATCTTCGCCAAGAAGAAACAGGCGGAGGCTCTTCGTGCAGACATTAAGCAATATATTCAGTTCGGCTACGGCCAGTCGGCTTGGCAAGAACTCTTACGCATCGAAGCTCAAGTGCGCAAAGATCGTCAGAAAACTTTATATCGCAAGGCGGAGATTAAGCAGGCGATTATCGAGTGGACTTTGGGCATTCTGGTGGTGGTATCAGGCATTGGTATCCTCTGCGTGGGCATTTATTATCTCGGCAAAAAACAAGGAAAATGGTAATGGCACACACAATACTTGATGACTGGAAAGTTCTGCCACGCTTGATGATGCTGGCGGTCACTGTGCTGACGTATCAGGCGGTGCATTGGTTCATGGGGCTATCTGACCCCAGCGTTGCACAGTCAGGGCTTGTAAGCGTCTGTATGGGCGCTCTCACAGGGTGCTTTGGTATCTGGATGGGCAAAGAGTCCAAGACTACAGTTACAAACACAGCTTCATCGTCGAAGGTAGAGTATGAGGTGGACAAATGATACAGGCTCTGATCGGCCCATTAGCTAACTTAGCCGGAGGGTGGCTGGATGCAAAGACTACGAAGCAGGCTGCTGAAGCCAAGCTCAAGCTAACTGAGGCGGAAGCCAAGGCAAAGATCATGCTCTCTGAGCATACGAGCGTTGCCGATTGGGAGCGCATCATGGCAGAGGGCGCAAAATCAAGCTGGAAAGACGAGTGGTTTGTTATTGTCTTGTCGATACCATTGATCCTGGCGTTTATCCCAGGCGCAGAAGGCTGGGTTGACCGTGGGTTTGAGCAGCTTTCCAAAGCACCCGACTGGTATTTTTACAGCTTAGGTATCGCAATCAGCGCAAGCTTTGGTGTGCGCGGTGCGCAGGCTTTGTTTAAGAGGAAATGAAATGACATACAAACTATCACAACGTAGCCTTGACCGAATGGAAGGCGTAGACGAGCGTTTAGTTGCCGTTGCTAAAGCAGCCATAGGCCATACAAAAACCGACTTTGGTGTGATCTGTGGGCTTAGAACCATTGAAGAACAGCGTGAGCTTTATAACAAAGGTGCGTCAAAAACTATGAAGTCTAAGCACATTGACGGCAACGCTCTCGACCTCATGGCTTATGTAGGTTCTCGGGCATCGTGGGAAATAAAGTTGTATTTTGACATTGCTGATGCGGTTAAGCAAGCTGCTATTGACGTAGGTGTTAAGGTGCGTTGGGGTGCTTCTTGGCATATCAACGACATCCGAGAGTGGGATGGAACAATGGAAGAAGCGTACAATGCCTACGTTGACTTGCGCCGCAGCCAAGGAAAATCCCCATTTATTGATGGACCTCACTTTGAGTTAGTTGTATAAGATTCGAGTGGGTGGCTATCATCACAAGATAAAATCGACTTGCCGTAAGTAGTGCGACGGTGGTTGTTTAGCCTAGGATGACGTTGCTACCAAATGTGCCAGCATTCCTTTCAACGGCCACCCACACGATTATTTTCTAATCATTATTTTTCTTCATAGCGTCTTCGACTTTCTTGCGATGCCTAATGTTAAGTTCCATCCGGTCGCTTGACTTGCCTGTACTAATCACCAAAGTGACCCCAAATATTTTCTTGATTAGATAACTGAGCATGGTTTGTTTCCTTCCTAAAATATAATTGCTATCAGGGCCATTACTCCAATTCCACTGGCAAAGCCTACAAACGCGCCGACCGCGCCTGCAATCTCAATCTTCTTTTCCATTTCCTCTTCGCTCATAGCGTTCCCCCTACCTTAGTTTTTTTCTTTATGCTGCGCTGATGATCCTGCCATTTGGCTGCGTAGATTAACTCATGTTTGACGGCGTTATCCAGATCGCTCTGAAGTATGTCACGAAACCGATTCTTTAGCTTTCTTTTGTAATGGCCCTTTGAAGTATCTCGCCTAATGCGAACAGGCTCTCTAGCTGCTGCTTGAGGTTGTGCCGGTTCTGTTTTTTTGCAGTCTCGATCATGATTGATAGTTGACGTTGACTTCGGGCCAATGCCTGCTTGCCTTCTTGGTTCATCGCTTTTCTGCCTTCCATCGATAAATTTTATTCCGTATTTTTTTGCAATATCAACAACGGTTTTATACGGTATCGACATAAGAACAGATGCTTCTTTCTTTGTCAGCTTCATTTCTGCTGCCTTGATGCACTTGATAACATCTTTACCGGTCATTTCTTTTTCCTTCCGTCTGTCTCCCATGTGATGCTGTGCTTGCGGCAGAACGCGCTGAGTAAAGCCTGCGACATCTCTAGTTTTTCAGCCGCCTTCACTTGTGTTACTTCTCCAGCAAGATCTTCAACCACGCCAATCAACTCCCGCTTTTGACGCGCCTTCATTTGTTTCCAGGTCTCCATCATTCTTTTCCTAACTGTGCGCCTAATACCTTGAGGCAATTCTTGTATCGCTTGTCGATCTCTTCCTTGAACCCGTCAGATAGCTTGTCGATTTCCTGCTGGTTCTGCTCGGTCAGCTGACGCAGCATTGTCATGCGTTCCCGTGGCGGGATAATGGTCCCCTCTTTGGTGGCTTCCAGTTTGGTATAGGCTGCAATTAGCTTGATGAGATTGGCGGTAAACTCTTGCGCGTCTCCCGATCCTTTCTCTTGCCCGATATGGTTTTTCAGCGTGAGCAGATCTCCGGCTGGTGGTGCTGGTGGCGGCTGCGTAGATTGAGCCTGTTGACTTTGTGCTGCTGCCTTGCGCGGTACAGCATCGATCTCATTGAGGCTGGCATATGTCCCACCATGCAGGCCAATAGAAGCCAGAGCGCGGCCTATGGCGCTGGTTTCTGCGTTCTCCAGGGCGCTTGTCTTGTTGACGTTACCCTGGCCCCTGATTTCTTCAGCCATGCCAGAGCCGACAACCATCCCGGCGCTGTTTGTGATCGATGCCTTGACGACAACTCGCTTTCCATCGTCTGTAAGGATCTCGGTGTTGATCCCGTGATCTGTGCCAAATGCTTTGCGGAATGCTTCAACGCGCACAAACACCTCGGTGTATTTCTTGCCGCCGCGCTGCGTGACGCCGTGGGTGCGATTGAGATCGTTCACCTCGGCCATGGCTTTTTGTAGTTCACTCATTATTTAATCCTCACTGTGACAGACGCGCTGCCCATTTGATATTCGCAACCTGGCACAAGCTCCCCTGCATCCATCTGCTTCTTGATTGCTGCCATGTCTGGCTTGACTGTGACCGTTGTTAGCTGGCTCGGGATGTCGTGCGGATCTACGACCACAACTTTCTTGCGTGGCTTGGTCCGGCTGACTGTGCCCAGAGCGTGTTGGATCTTAGTCTGGCCAATTGCATCGAGCAAGTGACCAATCGTGATCGAGAGCGCTTCCTGTTTTGCTGAGAGGCGTTTTGCTCTGGCGGTGTAGGTCGCCGCAAGATCTTTAACGGTTGCCTCATTGGCAGAACACTCGGTGCGCTCTTGGATAAGCTTGCCCAGAATGTCCATTGCATCGGTCTCTCCGTCCAGAGTGTCCAAGAATGTGTCCTGATCGTCTCCGGTCAATAGCCTGATGTGATCGGCCATTTCGCGGATCTCTTCGAATTTAATATACATATTGTTCCCCTTGTTTTGTGACGGTCCAAATGATCTCGCCGTTGCCGTACTGGTTTTTGTGACGCCGCCCGGTGTCCTCGATCAACTCCATTTCTTGCAGTTCCGTTAGGCGTGGCCTTATGCTAGTGATAGGTAGCCGCAGAGAAGCGCTTATCTGCTCCCCTGACCCTCCTCCCAGGGTCGAAAGCGCTCGCAGGGTCTCCAATCTCCTGCCTGTAACCTTTGTGGCCACCTGGTGCGCCGCCGCGATCTCTGTGTCCCCAGCATCGCGGTGGTGCATCTTTTTTATGTTCACTTCATGGATCTTCATCGTCTTCCTCCTCGAATATTGCGCCCTCTCCCTGACACCGTTCACAATCAACCGGATCTTCGTAAGGCTCCCCGATATCCCGATCAAAGCTTTGCCGCCGGTAAGTGACCTCAACCACCTTGCCATCTCCCTCGCACTCCGGGCATACCACTGACGCCCTCTCGCGCTGGTCCTGGAATATGTCTTTGACCTTGCCCATCACAGAACCCCCGCAAAGAAAAACAGAAGGTAGAAGGTGAAAAACAGGCTCAACACTCCGATGGTATCTTTCAGCCACTCTTTCCAATCGTTCATTGTATTGCTCCCAATGGTGCTAAGACTTGGCCTTCCGGCGCTATGATATCTATGAAACATTCGACAAATTCATTGTTTGCATAGATCTTTTCCTTTGCAGCAAAAGCGTCAGCAAAGCTGTCAAACTCTCCGACAATCCGCACCGCATAGGCGTCAATCTTTTTTAGTATAAAGTTCATTGCACTCTCCTTTTGACTTAATGATGCGCCCGAAGGCGCACTGTTAAATCAAGCGTACCAACTGCTATACATGGGCTTTCCATCCCAAGGGCTTGCGTATTCAGAGTAACTAATCTTAATCCGGTTATTGCTTACCAAAGCCTTGAAAGGCTTTCCGGCAACATTGCTGCCAGCAACAACATTACAGCACATAAAGCCTTCGCTGCCCTCAACTTCCCGGCTGGATATCCGAACACACTCAACGCTCCGCTTGCCGATCAACTTTAAAACCTTAAAAAAGCTTACATTGGTTTGGTCATAGCCCCAGCTAGAAGACAAGATGTCGCCAACAGCCCATGTGCAAGGCTCTTGTGCTTTAGCCTTCCGTGCCGCTTTCATTTCGTTGCTGATCTTGATGGACTCTATCTGGTCAGCGATTTTCTTTTCCATCCGTTCGCTGGTTTGAAAGCTGTAATGCCAGTTTGGTTTAGCTGCCTTACCTATAAAACACTGACAAGCTGGCTTGCCCTTGCTTGTTTCGTAAATGTAAAACTCAGCGTTAATGTCTTTTGGAGCAATTTTTACAGCACCTTTTTTCTTGTAAAACTCACGAGTCATTTTCATTTAAGTTTCCTCCTAACAGATCCGCATTACTTGACCGGCTTTCGCCGCATCGCTCCAGGCTTGCTGCCCAGCCTCGTCACCAGACTGAACCAAGGCCAACAAGCTTTTCTCGAAGATGATATCCTCGATGTCAGTCTGCCGCTCACCGGGCTGGCTGTTGTCGCCGTTGTCGAACAAGTCGAACATCGCGGCGTCTTTCTGAATCCTAGCCATTTCTGATTCCTCTCTTGATTAACTTACTCTTAATAGATAAGGTGATATCACAATAAAGGTCAAGGGGTAAATCAAACTTTTTTTAAGGTATTTGATAACCTGCTGAAAGAAAAGGAAAGAAAGTTGAAATACCAAACAAAGACGGAAGCAAAAAAAGCTCTGGTGGTCCGATTGCCTGCCGGTGTCAAAGCCCGATTAGATATCTTTTCCCAATCGCAGGGGATATCACAAAGCCGGTTGGCTTCTGAGCTGATATCGGAAGGGTTGCCCACCACATCCATCGCAGCAAGCACCGCCGCACGGGCTTCGGCGCGCAGCGGTGTTGTGATCGAAGACGATGACAAGTCGGACGTCACAGACTGGCTGAAACGGATATGACCACCACTTACATTTGGCTCCCTGGTCAACCAATCGGAAAGGGGCGGCCCAGGTTCACCAAAACGGGCAGGGTCTACACTCCAGAGAAAACGCGCCGGTATGAGCATCGGCTGGCCGGTACTGCATCAAATTACATGATGTTGCACCAGCTCGAACCAACAGCAGGGCCATGCCAGATGGTAATCAAGGCGCAGTTTGATATCCCTAAGAGCTGGACAAAGGCAAAGAAGGCGGCGGCTGAGGCTTATGAGATATTACCCGGCAAGCCTGACATCGACAATATCGCCAAGATCGTTTTGGATAGCTTCAACGGCGTGGTCTTCGAGGATGATGCCCAGGTGTACGATCTAAAAGTTGTCAAAACTTATGGAGATCCATGTTTGTTGACAGAGGTCACTTGCTGGAAGTGGTAATAGAAACGCCCCTGCAATTTCTTGCAAGGGCGATAGGACTAGGTTACATTGGATTTGAACAGTCAATGCAGGGTCAGAATATATAAGCCCTGCCCAAATGAAAAGGGTTAAAACGATGTCGCATTACATGACTGCACTTGCGATGCAGCAAAAGGGATTGAAGCCAGCAACCAAGGTTGTCTTGTATTGGCTGGCTGACCATCACAACAGCGAAACAGGTTTATGTTTCCCAAGCCTCGGCATTCTAGCAGAGGAATGTGATTTGGATCGATCAACAGTTATCAGGCATATTGCAATTCTTGAGGGCAAAGGGTTGCTGATGAGGGTGCATCGAAAGCGAAATAACGGGTCATCTACCAGCAACGGCTATCAGTTATTGCTAGAAAAACAACCAGTCGCAAAATACCACCCCCCCCGCCGCAAAAACCGACCCCCCCCAGTGGCAAATTGCGACCCCCTTAACCTTGTAAGTAATAACCTTGGAAATATAACCAATAATATATCGGCGATTTTTGATGATCTCTGGGCAATTTATCCAAAGAAGGTTGGCAAGGGACAGGCGCGAAAGGCATTCAATGCAGCACTTAGAAAGGTCGATCAGGATAAGATCCAGCATTCGCTTTCGCTCTTTGTCCGATCATGGGGCAACCAAGATAAGAAATTCATGCCGCACCTAGCAACGTGGCTGAATGGTGAGAGGTGGGATGACGAGATCCAGCAACCCTCATTGCAGGATATGACAAGCGACCAGCAGATGCAGGCAATCCTGGGATCGATCCCGACCGACAGAAAGATGATCCAATGAACTACGAGCAGAGAACAAAAGCGATTGGCGCATGGCTCCAGAAAGAGTTGCAGTCCTACGATGTACCGGCAAACCATACGCCCGAAAGAGCAGCAACCGAAATGAGTGCAATGGTCGAAGACATCAACAGCGAGATAGTTAGCTCCATAAACGAGGAAGGGCTGACAAACATCCTCCGCAACATGGGCAAGGACATCCGCAAGAACAATCGCACCCGATCATGGCCCACCATCTACAACATGGTCAAAGCTGCACAGAAATGCAGTGACGCATTCAAGCCACCAATTCTAGGCCCATCAAAGTCAGTCGCCTGGGATAGCGATGCCATCAACGCAAGGCGCATGAACCACGGTGAAGCCGTAGCAGATATCTACATTACCGGCACCGGCGCAGACAGGCTATTAGAAAAAAACCTCGTCACGATGAACGTGATCCAAATGTATCGGCAAAGCCTGGAAGAAAACCGCATAGAGACATACGCCCGGAGAGAGCAGCCAGCCGACCCAATAGAGGACTATCCGTTTTGAGACCCAAACAACTCAGAGCCAAAGATCTGCGAGCCTTTGCAATCGTTCCCATCAGAGCGATCAAAGACCCACGGATCACGCCCAAAACGCTCCGGGTTCTCATTGCCTTCTGTAGCTACTGCGACAGCATCGGACGCACCTTCGTCAGCAATGAACGCATAGGCCAAGACATCGGCAGCAAGAGAACAGCAGTAGGATACCACGTCAGGAAGCTTAGAGATTACGGTTACATGGTTTATGCCAAGCCATTCTACAAAGGCCAGAGATCCACAAGCAACCGCATCGTCTTCGATCCTCACGTTAAATACGAAAACACACTGCGCTCCAGGCTAACAGCCAAACAGCAAATGGAACTAAGCGAAGCAGAAACAAACGCACAGCTTCAAGAGCAGATAGATAAATCTGGCACTAACTGCGAGGTTGAACTGGACTTATCTAGGTTAAGGGCTGAATTTCAGTGTCTCACGACAGACTATTTCACGAGGGCAATTGGCGCTGGATGGAGGATCAAGCCGGATGTCGTGCAGTCAGCAGCGATCATGCTGGCTAATCAGGCCGTAGAGCTTCTCACAGAGCCACACAGTGACGAAACAGAGGCGGCATAGGTATGGGTAGCCAAACGATCCTACCGTCAATGGTTCGGGCGCACAGCGAGTCAGGCTGTATTAAGAGTTATAATCCACATTATGTTAAATTGCAGACACAAGATGTTGTGGTTGACGGGCATCGAGGCACAAGAACACCACGATCCTGCCACATTTGGAACAGCACCCCTTGCCCCCCACCCCCTCGCGTCTACTGTGCAGTCCCCCACGAAACTATTTTCCAAAAAACCATGAAAGGGTTTACCGATGCCAAACAAGAAACCGGGATTATATGCGAACATCCATGCTAAGAAGAAGCGTATTGCGGAGGGCTCTGGCGAGAAGATGCGGAAGCCTGGTAGCAAGGGCGCTCCTAGTGACGCTGCTTTTCGCAAGGCAGCCAAGACTCGGATGAAGAAGTCTTATGGATGATGGTGTGACTGTGTGGGTTGTTTATCCAGATGGCCTGCGCATTTACCATGATGGTAAGCAGGTTGGTTTGATACCTACTGATAAGTTTCCCAATGTGATTAGGGATCTTGCAAAGGGGCTATTGTAATATCGTTTTCTATGCGATATCGTAATCCCACTGTAAAGTTGTATAGGAGATACACATGAACAAGCGATTTAGTGTTGTGCAAGCGAAGGAAGTGCCTGGTCGGGATAAGCCTGTTTGGCTTCGTCATGGCATTGCCTTTCAGAATGACAAGGGGATCAGCATCAAGCTTGAGGGATTGCCTTTACCCAACAAGGAGGGTGAGGTTTGGTTGAAGTTGTTTGAGGATGATGGCAACCGTTCTCAGCAAGCGGCTCCTGCTGCTGGCAAGCTGGACGATGAAATTCCGTTCTAATGGCTAGAAAGAAAGAGGATAAGATAAAACCTATCCCGCCGGTTGGTCGGTTCGGTGGTGCGCGTGTGTTGCAACGCCGGATTGGCCGGTCGGAGACTTTGGCTCAGAACAAAGAGGCTGTTGCGACTGAGCTGATTGCGATGGGTACGGCTCGTATGACTGACATCATTGATCTTCATACTGGTCAGGTTAAGCCGCTAGATGAGATCCCTTCTGAAGCATTGGCTGCGATCAAGAAGGTTACGGTTGGTCAGTACGGCACAACGATTGAGATGTTTGACAAGGTGAGTGTTCTGCGTGTTCTGGCTAAGGCCAGTGGCTTGCTCGATGTAGAGAAGAACGTGGACAAGCCTTCGATCATTGGGATCAACATGAAGGGTCCAGAGATCACTACAACATATGAGGCTGACGATGACTGATCTCCCCAGCATGAACTTGGATTTCTCTAAGTCTGCTACGGTCTGGAAGTTTCTACACGACAAGTCTTTTGTTCGCGGCCTGATGGGTCCGGTGGGATCTGGCAAGTCATACGGCTGTGCTGCTGAGATTATGTTAAAAGCTGTTCAGCAAAAGCCCTCTCCGCGTGATGGCATCCGGTATTCCCGGTTTGTGATCGTGCGCAACACCTATCCAGAGCTTAGAACAACTACGATTAAGACCTGGCAGGAGCTATTCCCGGAAGATGTATGGGGTCAGATGCGCTGGCAACCGCCTATTACCCACCATCTTAAACTCCCCAGCAGAGATAATGCCCCTGGTATTGACTGTGAGGTTATATTCATGGCCCTTTCTACGCCCCAAGATGTGCGTAAGCTGCTGTCATTGGAGCTAACTGGTGCGTGGGTGAATGAGGCTAGAGAGCTACCAAAGGCTGTGATCGATGGTTTGACCCACCGCGTTGGCCGTTATCCTACCAAATCCGATGGTGGTGCGTCCTGGTATGGCATTATCATGGATACTAACCCGCCCGATGCGGATCACTGGTGGCATGAGCTGTCAGAGAAGAATCCTATCGGTGGCCGATTCCCGTGGAAGTTCTTTCGTCAGCCAGGTGGTGTCTTGGAGGTGTCTGCCAAGGATCTACCAGAGAACCCGGAAGCAAATGGTTTTGTATTTTCCGGTGGCAAGTGGTGGATGGTTAATCCTTCTGCGGAGAACAAGACGCATTTGCCTGATGGTTACTATGAGCAACTTCTCGGCGGGAAGAACGCTGATTGGATCAGGTGCTATGCAGAGGGCAAGTTTACCTTCGTGCAGGAAGGCAGGCCGGTTTGGCCGGAGTATGACGATGAAATGATGTCTGCGGATGTGCAGTATGATCCGCAATACCCGCTACAGATCGGCGTTGACTTTGGTTTGACACCGGCGGCTATCTTTGGGCAGCGAACATCTGGAGGTGCGTGGAAGATCCTCGATGAGCTTGTGACGTTTGACATGGGGCTTGAGCGCTTTGGGCAAGAGTTGATAGGCAAGATCGCTGCAAGCTTCAACAAAGCAGAGGTGCAGATCTGGGGAGACCCTGCTGGGAACAAGCGTGACGAGATCTATGAGGTTACAGCCTTCGATCACTTGCAGTCTATTGGGTTTCGCGCACAGCCAACAGATAGCAATGCTTTCAATGTAAGGCGTGAGGCCGCTGCGGCTCCTATGAACCGGCTGGTTGGTGGTAAACCTGGCCTTCTCGTTAGCAAAAAATGCTTGAGGCTGCGGAAATCTCTGAGCGGCGGCTATTTCTTTAAGCGTGTGTCTATGGGCGCTGGGCAGGATCGGTTTAAAGACGCGCCGGTGAAGAATGAACACTCTCACTGTGGCGATGCTTTCGGGTATCTTATGCTGGGTGGCGGCGAACAACGCAGATTGCGGCGCGGAACTTATGGCGGAAGCTTTGCAGGTGGGCAAACATTCAGCGCAAGCACAGATTTCGAGATCTTCTAATGGCTTTAGTGCAGCTCCCCCAGGTAAGAATGGGCCACGACGAGCACATTGTGCCTCTAAGCTATGAGCATCTTGCCAGGATACGGCTCAAGAAAGAAAACCGTGACTTCGTAAACGTGATACCAAACTATCTGGATTACGTCTGGGATCACGCAGTAGATGGTATGAGCTGGGCAGGTATAGGCAGGGGCAAGGTTATCTCTGCATTTGGTATTAGGCCATTCTGGGACGGTGTTGCAGAAATGTGGCTTATACCTGGAGAGGAGATAGACCGCCATGCGATATCGGTTATACGAGCTTCTAAACAACTAACCGATACCGCAATAGCTAATAATGGCATAAAAAGACTACAGATCTGCGTAAATAGCGATAACGATACCGCATTTAGGTTTGCCAAGGCACTACGTTTCGAGGTAGAAAGTATTATGAGAAAGTACGGACCGGATGGGTCTGACTACTACATGATGGTGAGGTTTTAATATGTCTGGAATATTTGGCGGTGGTCGGCCCGCTCCCACCCAAGCGCAAAAAGATGCAGAGGCCGCTCAGGCTCGTGCAAGTGAACGTGCGACTGCACAAGAACGGAAAGAAATGCAGGGTGTTCAATCTAGGCGGCGTCTTCGTCGCACTGGGGGCATGAGGTTGTTGTTTTCACCGGCGCGCCGAGAGGGTCCGGGCGACTTACCTAGATCAACAAAGCTCGGTGGTGGAGTCTAATGCCGCAGGAGTGGAGTAAAAAGCCTACATTAAAATCGGACTTTTCTGAATTTAAAAGGCAGGTCGGCGTAATTATGAGGGGCAATGTACCTGTTAATTCTGGTGATCCGGCAAGGTCAGCTAGAACAAGTGCGGCTCATCAGAGATTCTTGAAGAGTCTAAAGGACAATGATTCCAAAGGCTCTAAAAAAGCCACAGCGCCAGATGCAAAGGCTGCCGCTCGTGCTCGAATGATTGCAGAGGGCAAAGAAAGCAGGAAGAAGTTTGAAAAAGAAAAGGGAAACAGGGTTGCTAAAAGACGCAAGCTGTTACTGAAGATAAAGGATTCACAATGACTCAAATAAAATCAGATCCCCGCATTCACCACAGAAAACGCCCAGCCGTTGAGCTGGTTCGTGCAAGAGATTCTAAGGGCGGTTTCGTTGCTGACGATCCTAACACTCCTGAGAATGAAGCCTGGGTAGAAAAGCCAAAGGCTAAAGCAAAAGCCAAGCCCAAAGCTAAAGCCAAGAAGTAAGATATGGTTAAGAAGGCGCACCAAAATCCGAAGGGCGGTCTTAACGAGGCTGGCCGTAAGCACTTTGAGCGTAAGGATGGGGGTAATCTAAAGGCTCCCGTTAAGACAGGGACCAATCCCCGGCGTGTTAGCTTTGCTGCTAGGTTCGCTGGGATGAAAGGCCCGATGAAAAATGAGAAGGGTGAACCCACCCGCAAGGCTCTGGCTCTAAAGGCATGGGGTTTTGGATCGGTAGAGGCGGCGCGTAACTTCGCTAACCGTAATAAAAAAGGATAAATGAGATGGCTCGGCTAGACGTAAGAGAGATCATGGAGCGTGAGGCCAAGGCCCAATCCCGCAAGGATCAATGGCGTACTATCTATGAGGATTGCTACGAGTTTGCTCTGCCGCAGCGCAATATGTATGATGGAAACTATGAGGGTAACACCGCCGGTCAGAAGAAGATGGGCCGTGTGTTTGACTCCACAGCTATCTCAGCCACTCAGCGCTTTGCTAACCGCATACAGGCTGGCTTGTTCCCACCTCAGAAGCAATGGTGTCGCCTAGAGGCTGGCACTGGCATCCCAAAAGAACAACAGCCACAGGCTCAAGCTGCGCTTGATGCGTACACTGAACGGATGTTTGAGGTAATGCGCCAGACTAACTTTGATCTGGCTATGGGCGAGTTCCTTCTGGATCTCTGTGTGGGTACTGCTGTAATGATGGTGACGCCTGGTGATGAGGCAACTCCGATCCGGTTCACTCCAATCCCTCAGTATCTCGTTTCGATTGAAGAAGGCACATTCGGCAATGTCGATAATGTTTATCGCAAGCTAAGAATGAAGGCTGAAGCGATACCGCAAGAGTTCCCTGATGCTGAAATGACGCCGGAATTGGTAGATGCGATATCACGATCACCATCTAAAGAGATCGATCTTATGGATGCTGTGATCTATGATTACGAAAGAGCGATCTATTGCTATCATGTTATCTGGCCTGGTAAGCGGCAAGATCTGGTCTACCGCACCATGAAGTCTTCGCCATTTATCGTTGCGCGTTACATGAAGGTTGCCGGTGAGATCTATGGCCGTGGCCCACTGGTGACTGCGATTGCTGACATCAAGACGCTAAACAAGACCGTTGAGTTAGTTTTGAAGAATGCTTCCTTGTCTATTGCTGGTGTATATACGGCTGCTGACGATGGCGTTCTTAACCCTCAAAACGTAAAGATCCAGCCTGGTGCAATCATTGGTGTTGCTCGTAACGGTGGCGCACAGGGTCCATCCTTGTCTCCGCTGCCACGGGCCGGTGACTTCAACACAAGTCAGATTGTTATGAATGATCTGCGCATGAACATTAAGAAGATCTTGATGGATGACACGTTGCCGCCTGACAATATGTCGGCCCGGTCTGCGACTGAGATTGCCGAGAGATCCCGTGAGCTGGCTTCTAACTTGGGTTCTGCGTTTGGTCGATTGATTGATGAGACTATGATCCCGCTGGTATCGCGCATTCTCTATGTGATGGACCAAGCTGGCTACATCGATCTGCCGCTCAAGGTTAATGGTGTAGAGGTAAAGGTCACGCCGGTGGCTCCTTTGGCTCAGGCTCAGAAGTTACAAGAGGTGAACGATATCGTGCAGTTTATGCAGATTGCCAACTCTCTAGGCCCACAGGGTCAGATGGCATTGTCGATCCCACGGATCACAGCATTCATTGCCGATAAGATGAACATCAAACAGGACTTGCTTACCACAGCGGAAGAGCAAGAAATGATGATGCAACAGATGCAGGCGCAAGCAATGGCCGAACAAGGGCCGCCGACTGCTAATGATGGTGGAGCAACAATGGAGGCGATGCAATGAGTTCACCCGATGGGTGGGAAGGTTTAACCCAAGCAATAAGCGAAAGCCCAAAGGCTGCTGATATAGATGTTCTATACGGCAAGGTTTTTAAAAGCACAGAGGGGCAACGTGTTCTAAGTCATTTGCGCAGCATAACGATTGAGCAACCGACTTGGTTTCCTGGAGAGGATGCGAGTTTCGGCTATGTAAGGACAGGCATGGCAGAGATGGTACGCATGATTGAGAAAAGAATAGAAAGGTCAAACAATGGCTGAAGCAATGGCAGAACAAGTGGAGGCTGACGCCCCAATGATTAACGTGGCAGAGCCGGACACTCCTCAAGAGGATGCGCCGGTTGCTGTGCATGAAGAGCCGCAGGGTGAGCCTGCTGCTGCAAGTGATGATGAGCCGTTAGAGCGGCCAGATTATTATCCAGAAAAGTTTTGGGATGAGGATGGCCCAGATGTTGAAAAGCTGGCAAAGAGTTATGCAGAGCTTGAGAAAAAGTTTAAAGCCGGAAAACATAAAGCACCGGAAGAGTATGATGTATCTGCACTTGCGGATCAGGGTTTGGACTCTGACGATCCGACTGTCGCCGTATATCAGGATTGGGCTAAAGAAAACGGGATTAGCCAGGGTGCATTCGAGGATCTTGCAGGCCGTGTACTTGCCTTGTCTAAGGATGAGCAGGAGAGCGTACAGTACGATCAGCGCGTGGAGATGGAAAAATTAGGGGCTAATGCCTCTGAAAAGATCCAAATGACTGAGCGTGTTCTGATGAAGGCTCCTTTGAGTAACTCTGAGCGTGAAGCAATAGCATATTCACTTAATAATGCTGACGCAATTAATGCTTTCCTGAAGTATCACCAGGCAATCACGAATGAGAATATTCCTATTAAGCCTACGATCCAACAAGAGACCATGACAAAGCAGGATCTACAGGTTGCTATCTCTGATCCTCGCTGGCAAAGCGATGCTGCTTGGCGCACTCAGATGGAGCAAAAGTGGTTCCAATCTCAGCAGAAGTGATAGAGACTTGCAATAAATATCGCTTGCGTGTATTTTAGCCTTAACGGCTAACCGTGCTCGGCCCGTTGGATGTAGTAATCTACTGGTTGGCGCGGCCATAACGCGCAAGCGACCGCCCGGAACCTCGGATAACGGAAGCGTTTAATTGAAACGCAAAAGGAGGTTTTTGCAAATGGCGATTAACGTCTCAACCGCGTTTGTTGATCTTTTCGATTCTGAGGTCAAACAAGCGTATCAAGCCGAATCTGTGCTTCGTGGCACAATGCGGACCCGCACCGGCGTTGCCGGTAACACTGTTAAGTTCCCAACAATCGGTAAAGGTGTAGCTACGCTCCGCGTACCACAAACCGATGTTACTCCACTTAACGTCACATACGGCCAAGTAACTGCGACAATGGAAGACTACATTGCAGCAGAATACTCAGACATCTTCCAACAGTCCCACATTAACTTTGATGAGCGTTCTGAATTGGTACAGGTTGTATCTAAGTCTATTGCTCGTCGCATGGACCAGATCATGATCGATGCTCTGAACGCGGCCACTGGCACATCTACTGTTGCAACAACAATCGGTGGTGCTGGCACAAACATGAACATCGAAAAGCTCCGCGCTACTGCGAAAGCTATGAATGAGAAGAACGTACCTTCTGAAGGCCGTAACTTGCTCATGCACGCTTCTCAGCTAGATGCTTTGCTCGGTGAAACTGAAATCACAAGCCAAGACTTTGCTTCTGTCAAAGCTCTTGTCCAAGGTGAGATCAACACATTCATGGGCTTCAACATCTTGACAATGGGCGACCGTGACGAAGGCGGCATTCCTAAGCCTTCTACTCGTACTTGCTTTGCCTGGCACAAAGATTCGATGGGCTATGCTGAGTCAATGGCTCAGAAAACCGAAGTCAACTATGTCCCAGAAAAGACATCGTTCTTGGTTAGCTCCATGTTCTCTGCTGGTTCCGTCTCAATCGACGGCGAAGGCATTGTCAAAATTTCTTGTACTGAATAAGGAGAATAAGACATGGCATTCGCAACAGCAAATTGGGCAACAGTTGGCGCTTCTAAAAGCGGCAATGCTCCAGCTATCTACAGCTATAAGTCTGCTACAGACAACAAAGCTGCTATCGCTGGTTCTGGCTATTTCAACACAGTTGAAGCTCTTATCACTACTGGTGATTGGATCTACACATACGGCAGCGATGGCGGTCAAACGCTTGTCGCTACCAACACAGCAGGCGTCATTACAACGGCTGTAATCTAAAGAAAGAAGGGGCTGGATACTCTGGCCCCTTCCACCCTTTACGGAGAACGATATGGCTGCTGGTGATACCTCACTCTCGATCTGCTCGGATGCTCTGATATTGTTGGGCGCATCGCCCATTTCTTCTTTTACAGAAGGATCTGATTCAGCCCAGGCTTGTGATCGACTTTATCCAGATCTCCGTGACTCGCTGCTTTCAAACTATCAATGGAGTTGGAGCGTTAAAAAGGTGCAGCTAAATCGGCTGTCTACTGCTCCTATCGATGAGTGGAAGTATGCCTATCAAATGCCAGGGGATATGCTCTCCGGCGTCTTAGCCTTATTTACAAGCGCTGGTATTGGCGAGAACCCTGTCCGGTATGGATGGGAAGTTTACGGCGATCAGCTATACACAAATTTCGAGAAGGTCTTTATCGACTACCAAGGTACAATCGATGAAAGCAAAATGCCAAATTACTTTGTGCGCCTTCTCCGCACCTCACTGGCTGCTGAGTTAGCCTTTACAATTACCGATCAGATTAGCAAGTCAGACTACTTTCGGGCCTTGGCATATGGCTCACCCGGTGAGTCAAACCGTGGTGGCTTGATGCGTGAGGCAATGAACATAGATAGTCGCGGTAAGCCGCCGCAGATCATTGAGGATTATTCTCTTATTGATGTGAGATACTAAAATGCGGATTATGCAGTTCCAAACCAATTTCTCGGTTGGTGAGCTTGATCCGCTTATCCGCGCTCGTACCGACTTGCAGCAATATCAGAATGCTCTTGAGGAAGCTACGAATGTAATCATTCAGCCGCAGGGTGGGTTCAAGCGCCGGGATGGTATGAAGTTCATCTATGACTTTGGTTCAAGCTTTACTGACTTTAAGGTAATCCCTTTTGAGTTTAGCGTTGATGATAGCTACCTCTTGGTATTTGTCACCCAACGGATCTACGTCTTTAAGGCTGGAGTTTTGCAAACCAATATTAATGGCTCTGGCAATGACTACATTACCGCAACTGATATAACCACGGCGATGCTGGACAACATTAACTATACCCAGGCGGTTGATACACTTATCCTTTGCCATGAGGATCTTCAGACTAAGAGACTTGTGCGAAACGGTGACACAAGTTGGACGTTGGAGAATCTGCCTCTGACAAACCTTCCTCAGTATGCTTATGCCTTTGACACGCATCAGCCAGACTTTACGATCACGCCCAGCGCCACAACTGGAAACATTACGATCACAGCTTCGTCAATGACTACTGACAACGGTACGGCACAGGCTGGAAGCTCAAACACGATTACTCTCAAGGCAGCAACAAGCTACACCGCTGACGATCAACCAAACGGTATGTTTATTACTTTAACTTCTGGTACTGGATCTGGACAGACGCGGCACGTTGAGGACTATGTAGCTTCCACCAAGGTTCTGACTGTCTATCCCGCATGGGATACTGCTCCCGATAACACTACTGGCTATAAGGTTTCTGCATTTGCAGAGGCCGCTGTCGGTGAATACGCTCAAGTCACAAGCACTTTTGGTCGCGCTCGGTATGTAGAGTATGTTTCTGACACGGTAATGAAGGCCGTTACGGAGGTTGATTTCTTTGACACCGATGCTGTTACTGCTGGTTTCTGGGAAAGCGAACATGGTTACGAAGATGTTTGGTCCAGCACTCGCGGTTGGCCCAGGTCAGCTGCATTCCATGAGGGCCGGTTGTATTTTGGTGGATCTAAGTCTCGGCCAAATACTATCTGGGGTTCTGGTGTAATCAATTACTTTGATTTCAACGCCGGTACTGGACTTGAAGATGAGAGCGTTGAGGCAACAATCAACACTAATCAGCTCAATACTATCGTCAACTTGTTCTCTGGCAACGACTTTCGGATCTTCACAACCGGTGGTGAGTTTGTAATCCTGCAAGGAGCCAATGATCCAATCACACCTTCGAACTTCTTTGTCAGGCCACAGACACGGCTAGGAGCAAAGTCTGGTATTCCGATTGAAGAGCTAAACGGCGCGTCAATCTTTATTCAGCGCCAAGGTAAATCTATCAACGTCTTCCAGTTTGGCGATACTACAGCATCTTATCAGGTACAGAACATATCGGCATTAAGCTCTCACTTGCTCAAGAACCCTGTGGATATGGCGGCGCGTAGGGCTGCATCTACAGATGAATCGGATCGCCTGTTTGTGGTCAACGGCACTGACGGATCGATGGCGGTTTACTCTATCTTGGTCGGTCAGAATGTTATTGCACCAAGCCGGTTCACAACAGACGGTGAGTTTATAGCGGTGGGTGTCGAGGTTGCAGATGTTTATGTAATCGTTAAACGGACTATTGATGGCACTGACAACTATATGCTGGAGAAGTTTGACCCAGATCTTACGCTAGATAGCGCTAAGGAGGGCGGAGCGGCGTCCTCAGTGACGTTACAGCATCTTGAGGGAGAGACAGTCCAGATCATTAGAGATGGCATCATAGAGCCAGAGCAGACGGTACCTGGCTCTCCCTACACGGTTACGTTTGCTTTGGCGGCTACGTCTAGCTACCAGGTTGGTTTGAATTACACAGTCACGGCTAGAACGATGCCTGCGGAGCCGGTGCTATCTTCTGGATCTGTGCAGGGCTTTAAAAAGCGTATTATCCAAGTTGATGCTATTGTGAATAGCACCAAGGACATGACGATTAACGGAAAGCAGGTCTCGTTTAGGAACTTTGGCGAGGATGTACTTGATTCACCGGTTGAGCCTTTCACTGGCATAAAAACTATGCACGGTTTGCTGGGATATAGCGGAACGGGGCAGATTACGATCAGCCAGAATGTTCCATTGGAAATGATTGTTCTCGGTCTTGAGTACCGTTTAAGCGTGGGGAATTGATATGGCTGGTTTAATGGCAACAGGTGGTTTCCAGTTATTTTCAGCAGGAGTTTCAGCTCTTGGTCAAATTTCTGCGGGGGCTGCTCAAAAGCGTCAATACCAAATGCAAGCAGAGCAAGCAGAGCTTCGTGGCCGTTCTGAGGCCATTGCCTATAAGCAAAAGGGTGCAGATGCTTTGCGCAATTTAAATGAAACGCTTGCTGCAATTATATCTCGATCTGCTGCGGGTGGTGTTGATCCTACCTCTGGATCTGCTGCAACGCTTCAGCAATATGCTTTATCTGAGGGCGCTAGAGAGAAACAAATTGCTCAAGACAACGCTATTATGGCTCTCGGCCAGGCAAGCACTCAGGCTGGAATTTATCAATCCGCTGGACGCGCAGCGCAGTTATCGTCTTATGTATCCGCCGCCGGTACTCTCGGCCAAGGTGCATATCGGTACGGACAATTAGCATAGGTTAGAACATGGCAATCCTTCCAAGATATCAGCGCACCGGTCTACAGACCCGTCAACCACAACAGATGGATTTTGCCGCTACGCGCGAACAGGCAAGGTTGGGCCAGACTATTTCTCAGCAAGTTGATCGTATGTCCGACTTTGCTTTCAGGCAGGCTTCTCAGGCAGCGGAAATCCGTGGGCAGGAGCGTGTGCGCGAAGAAGGTGCTTTGCCTACCCTGGCCGCATTAGATGAAGCCGGTGGACCTACTACAATAGCGGAACGTGCAGCATATGCTCTCGGCAGTCGCGTGGCTGTTTCTGAGATACAGAACGAAGCTGAAATCGAGATCATGCGGATCTTGAACGATGCTGAAAGAAATGAAACTCCATTCACCGCTGTTCAGGCGCAACTTGCAGATGTGACGGATGGATATTCGGCTTCACTCAGCACATTAGACCCAGAATCGGCATTGCTCTTGAAGGAACGGCTTTCCGGTTCATCTATCAAAGCTTCCGAAAGATATTCTAATTGGTATGTTAATCTGCAAGCCGCAAAGGCCAAGGCAAAAATAAACGATGCTGCGGATCGTCAGCTTGAAGTTATTTTGCAAGAGGCAATTATTCCTGGAGCAAACAAGAGAACTATAGAGCAGTCATTGGCTTCTTCTTCTGAATTGCTTTCAGGATTGGGCGCTTCCGAAAAAGAACTAAAAGCTTTTGAGAAAATGGCTTATAGCGCTGCCTTTAAGGAAAATGCGCTTTACAAATTCAATGTAGGTTCTCTTGATGAGAAGGCCCGTTTTCTTGAGCAAATGAAGACAAAGCCTATGCCGGGAATGTCTCTTGAGCAAACACAATCTTTTAGGAAATCACTTACAGCAGATTACAATGCTCAGGTTAGAGTGACGCAGGGCGAGGCTGCTGCAATTGTTTCTGATGCAAATGAGCAAGCTCGGATCTTAGCCTTGGGCGGTATGCCATCTCAAAAGCAAGTGTTAACATTAATGGAACGAGCTGAAGCCGCTGGAGAATACGGCGTTGGCGCTAGGGATGCTGTCGGCGTCCTTCAGTTCAACATGGAAAAAGCTGAAGCATTTAGGAAAATGACTCCAGAAGATCTGGCCGCAGAGGTGCAATCTTTACGTCAGGGTCTTGAGGGCATTGGCGAAGCTGGCATTGATACTCTTCTAGAAGCTAACACATTAAACGTAGCCGAGGCATATTTAAGTTCAGCTCAACAGGCTATGGCAAAGGCCGAAACAGCTCGTAAAAAAGAGTATGAACCTATTGTTAATGAATTAACAGAACAGGTTAATAATTTTCAAGCTTTGGTGGATTCCGGTCGAGATGTAGAAACCAGTGATATTGCCGATCTAATGGAGGCGATAGCTACTGTACCAATAGATTTAAGGGGCGATCTTCCAGATGAAGTAATAGCCTTAAACATTACAAGTAATACTGTTGAAGCCATAAGGGGAATGACACCGCCAGAGGCCGCTGGATATCTGAGATCTCTTGAAGGTGGCATTGAGAGTTTTGGCGGAGAGGGTGTTGATACCCCTGTAGAAATTCAAACATATGACTTGGCAAAAAAGATGCTGTCAGGAATGGAGGCTGAACTAAAGAAAGATCCATTGTCATATGCTATGCGTGTTGGTCTTACTGATTCCAACGGTAATGAAATTGAAATCACGCCGATTAACTTTACAGATCCAGATGCAACTTTGGAAACAATGAGAAAGCGGATTGATGATGCAACAATTGTTTCTGCTAAGTATTCAACGCCGGTTACATACTTTACGCCACAAGAAAGATCTATGCTGGCAGAAGTAATCGATGGATCTGATCGATCACAGAAAATGTTTTTCTTGGGTGCTATTGTAGATGGTGGCGGTCAAGCTGCCCCAGATATGCTTGCAGAAATATCTAAGACTGCTCCAGAGTTTGCCGGTGTTGGCGCTTTGGTTGTAAGTGAAAGAATGGATGCGGCTAACATGGCATTGCGCGGCATGGACTCAATAAAGGCCGGGTTTAAGCCTATAGACTTCACGCCTTCTAATACTGATATACTGTTCAATGCTAAAACAAGTGAGGCTCTTCGCTATCAGCCAAATGCAATTGGCATTACTCGTGATGTTGCTACATCTATCTATGCAGACATGGCCAGAAACAAAAAAGCGTTTGATGAAGATCTTTGGAATAATGCAATTGACATGGCTCTTGGAGCTGATGGTTTTGGCCGTGGTGGCATTCAAGAGGTTCGTGGTGTTAATACATACTTGCCGCCAGAATTAAATGTGAATGACATCGAGGTGGCCTTAAAGGCAATTACACCGGAAAGTCTTTCTGTCGCCTCTGGTGGCCAAGTTCTTACAGATGAGTATGCAACAGACATTTCTGGTCGTGGAATGTTTAGTAGGGACAATAACTATAAGCCAGTATCATATGGTGGTAATAATTTCATTTTAGCATATGGTGATCCTAGCATTGGTCAGCCAATATATGTTTTTGATGAAGCCGGTGAGTTGCTTGTCTTTGATATGTTAAAGCTAGTTGAGGCCACTAAATGAACTTTGACCAGCCAGATAGATTAGACGTTCTTCCCCAGCAGGGTCTTACCGCCCCGCCTGGTACGTTAGCAGAAAATCTGACGACTGCATTTGATGTTGCTCGTTTCAATGGCGGGTCTGGCAGCAACAGTAAAGCGTTTACAATGCTTGAGATATGGGGTCCGATTGTAGATCTTGCCAACGAGAATGGCGGAGATTTTGAAAACCCTGGTATGTATCTCGCTGGAAGTCTGTTTGATGCAAGTTCTCCTCGCCTTTATGAAAAGGTATCTCAGGATATTTATTCTTGGATGGCGCAAAACAAAGATACTCTTCCGCCAGAGTTGCAAGATATAACTCCTGATGTAATAAATCAGCGCACAAAGGATTTCGTTCAATCCAAAGAAAATGAATTAGCAGAGCTGGCAAGAACAAATCCCGACTTAGCTAGTGCTGCTGCTCGTTTTATCGGCTCTATGGGCACTGCTTTTGGCGATCCAGTAACTCAAGCGACTATGCCGTTTGGTGGATGGTCTAAATCTCTTTGGAAGAATGTAATGCAGAACGCCGCAATAAATGCCGGTGCTGGTGCAATCACTGAGGTTGATGTTAAAAAATGGTATGATGAGCTTGGCTTTGAATATGGCTATGATGACTTTTTAAAGAATGTAGCCATTCAAGGCGCATTCGGCGCAGCATTGCCTGTGGCTGGTCGCGGCATACAGATGACCGCAGCTCAAGTCAAGAAGGGCATACAGATGACCTCAGCTCAAGCCAAGAAGGGCTGGGAAGTATTGTCGGGAAAAGGCCGCAAGCCTATTAGCCCAGAGGATCAAGCCCTGGTTGATGTCCTTGAAGCACAAGAAGAAGTAGTTGCTACTAATCCCCTAGAAACGCCTCAAGATCCTAATGTGGCAGAGTTTGAGCATCAGAGCCGCTTAACTAAGGCTCAGGCTGCAATAGAAAACAATATGGCTCCTAATATAACTCCAGAGCCTAACGCCCCTGTAAAGCCTGCTGTCGAAGCCCAGGCCGCAGATAATCTTGATGGTGTTCTATATACATTAGATCCAGAACAAATTGAGGTTGACGCCAAGACATTCCAGTTCAAAGCGGGTGGTGATGAGTTTGGCGTAACGGAGCGTCTTCAAGGCGTAACTGTATGGGATAAATACAAAGCCGGTATGGTGACAGTGTATGAGTACGCTGATGGTCGTTTAGCAATTGCCGATGGACATCAACGGTTAGGGTTAGCCAAGCGTATTCGGTCTCAAGATCCTTCTCAGGAAGTAAAGATAATTGGATACAAGCTGCGCGAAGTTGATGGCGTCAGCCCAGAGGAAGCGCGTGTTATCGCCGCAATGAAGAACATTGCAGAAGGTACTGGTACATCAATTGATGCAGCTAAGGTGTTGCGTGTTGAGCCTGGTAGATTGTCGGAGCTGCCGCCACGGTCTGAGCTTGTACGTCAGGCTAGGGACATGATGGCTCTTAGCGATCAAGCATTTGGCGCTATTATTAATGAAGTAATCCCAGCAAACTATGGCGCCATTGTTGGCAGATTAATTGATGATCCTAACCTTCAAGATGCTGCTATTCAGGTCTTGGCTAAGTCTGAACCTAGCAACGCCTTCCAGGCAGAATCAATTGTGCGCCAGGTGCGTGAGGCTGGAGCTGAAGAGGTAGAGCAAATATCTCTATTTGGTGAAGAGCTGGTAACTGAAAGCTATTATGTGGAACGTGCAAAGGTCTTAGATCGAGCATATAAAGAACTGCGCCGTGACAAGGCAGCATTTGAAACATTGGTTCGTAACTCGGAACGCCTGGAAGCAGAAGGCAACGTCTTAGTTAAGGAAGCAAACGAAAGAAAGGCGAATACAGATGGCCAAACGATCGCGCTCCTCCAAACGCTTGCAAACAGAAAAGGGCCGCTCTCCGATGCCCTCAACCAAGCAGCAAGAACAGCCAGAGACACAAACAGCTATGTCGAAGCAACCAGAGGCTTCCTCGATGCTGTCAGAGGATCAATTGAATCGGGCGACTTCGACCGCATATCTTCTGGCGACATTGGACGCGCTGTCGATGGTACGCCGCAGATCAGCAGATCTGAGATTGAAAGAGAGCCAGCCCTTGAGGGATTCGACGAGCCAACTGGGATAGCATCAGAACGTCAGGCCGATCAACTTATTGATGATATGTTTGGCTCTGATGAGGTAGACGTTGATTCTGTTGCTGGCCTCAAGCGATTGCTTGATGAAAGCCCGACAAGAGATCAGATAGAAAACCATCCGTCTGTAATTAAAGCGCTAGATGATATGGAGGCCCGTCCAGAAACTATAGGTCTGGAAGGCTATAACACAGAAGCTTGGCATAACTCTCGCGTTTATAAAATAGATGACCAGGACGTTATCTCAACAGCCGAGGCAATGGCTAGATTTGAGCTTGATGCAGAACAATTGGCCTTTAAGGAGCTGGGCATAGATCCGCAGCCTGTTCTTAGAAATAAAGAGCTTACTATAGTTCTAGGACCGCCAGCTTCCGGTAAAAGCACAATCGCCAATGAATTGGCTATAGCAAATAAATCCGCCATTCTCGACAGCGATGAAATCAAGAAGGCACTACCCGAGTATGAAGGCGGCATTGGTGCAGCAGCAACGCACGAAGAAAGTTCCGATCTGGCAAAGATATTACAGTCATTGATGATTGAGCAGGGCACTAATATCGTTTTGCCAAAAGTAGGCCATACCGCCTCTAGTATTCGCAAAGTAATATCACTATATAAAGATAAGGGGTATAAAGTCCGTATTGTAAATATGGATGTAACTCCAGAAAACGCATTTCAACGTATGATTAGGCGTTTCGTTTCTTCTGGCAGAATTATTCCACCGGTATATCTTGATCGGGTCGGATCTAATCCATCTGCTACATACAGAACATTAAAACAGGAGGGCGTAGCTGATGGCTATGCAGAAATTGACAACAACGGTGGATTCAATGATCCCAAAGAAATCAAAGATATCTCAGGAGACAACCCGTTATTCGGATCTAGCTTCGATGTACCTGCGGGTGGAAGAACAGGACCAGACGCTATCAGACGCGCAGAGCGCGATAGTGCAGAATATTCTCTCGAAGAAACGCAGCCGTCCCCAGACGGAGGAATAGCTGACGATATAAATACATCTGACATCTTTGATGACATGGATCTTGAGGTTCCTTTAGGTGAGCGGATAGATCCCGAAACTGGTGATGTTCTCCCGGCGACTATGACGCTGCGAGATTTGAAGGCACAAATGGATCAAGAAGATGCCATGATTAACCGCTTGGAGTTCTGCACGATATGACTTTTAAAAACTGTATCAATGAAGGCGTTGCAGAAGGCCAAATCACTCAGGAACAAGCTGACGAGATTACTGGCCTGTTTGATGAGCTTGAGGTTCAATACAATCGGCAAATGGGTGGAGCTGCTGCAACGGCGAAGGCTGCATCTGAAACATCTGTCGCAGCAAAGAAGATTGCTATTGAGCGAAAGCGCCGAGCTATGCTCCAGGCTACAACCTGGAAGAAGATTAACTACGATCTTCAGAATTACAAAACCGCTTTAGGTGCTCCTGACAAGAATAGAGCGGCCTTGGCTTTGTTTGAGCAAGATCAGACATCCAGGTTCCGAAGCATTGTCCAGGTGCAACAAGCTGTTCAGCGCAGCGCTACTCGAAAGATGGATGAGTTCTTGGCAACATTTCGCCGCAACATTGTCGGTGAAACAAGAAACAAGGCCCAATTGAATAATGTAGTTCGTGAAATCTTTGGCGAAGAAACCGGCGATGCTTCAGCTGGAGAAATGGCACAAGCCTGGAAATCTGCATCTGAATATCTGCGCACAAGATTTAATGCTGCCGGTGGCGCTATTGCTAAACGCTTTGATTGGGGTATGCCTCAGATCCACGATACTATGCGGGTTCGCCAATCTACATATGAGGAATGGCGGGACTTCATTAAGGCACGTTTAGATCTGACTAAGATGAAAGACGAGCAAACAGGATTGCCGTTTTCAGATGGTAAGCTTGAGTTTGCTTTAAAGGATGCTTACGAGACGATCCGCACGGATGGTTTTAATAAGGTTAAGCCAGGAACGATGACCGGCAACAAGTCGTTTGCCATGCGCAATCAAGACCATCGTTTCTTTGTTTTTGAAACAGCAGATGGCTGGCTAGAGTATCAACAAAAATTTGGCAATCCAAACCCCTTTGATGCAATGATGGGGCATATTGATATGATGTCACGCGATATTGCTATGATGGAAGTTCTTGGCCCTAATCCAAAGGCAACGACTAATTTCATTAAGCAGACATTGCAGAAAGATGCTGCTGGAGATGCAAATGCCGAGCGTATAGCTAGACGTACCGGCGCTTCTGTTGATGCTCTTTATTCAGCGGTCAGTGGGTCTATAAACGCTCCTGTTGACAGCAAGTTTGCATACACATTTGCTGGCATTCGTCAGGTGCTACAGTCGGCGCAGCTTGGCGGCGCGGCTATTGCTGCTACAACAGATATGAATTTCGGGCGCATTGCTAGATCTATGGTTGGTCTACCGCAAACCAAGATGCTGAAAAAGTATTTAGATTTTATGACCCCTTTGAGCCTAGAGGAAAAAGGTCGCCTAGCTATTCGTTTGGGCTTAACTGCTGAGGGCTGGTCAACTCTCGCTGCTGCACAGATGCGATATGTTGGAGATCTGTCGGGTCCAGAAGTAACGCGCCGTATGGCCGACTTTGTTATGAGGGCTTCTTTGCTTTCTCCTTGGACAAATGCAGGTCGGTGGTCTTTCGGCATGGAGTTCTTAGGCAATCTAGCTGACAACTCTGGCAAGCAGTTCGATCAGCTAGATCCAATAATGCAGAAAACTCTCGATCATTATGGCATTGGGGCTGATAAGTGGGAGATTGTAAGAACAACCCCGCTCTATGAATATGAGGGCGCTTCGTTCCTAAGAGCTGAAGACATCGAGGCCCGTACCGATATACGCTCAGATTTAGCCCGTGATTTAGCAACCAATCTTTTAGCTATGGTTGAGACTGAAACCAATTTTGCCGTGCCTAGCAGCTCTCTCCGTGGCCGTACTGCGCTAACAGGTGACACTCAACCAGGCACAATTGCCGGTGAGCTTACTCGGTCGTTTGCAATGTATAAGAATTTTGGTGTTACTCTGGTAAATACTCACATCATGCGTGGCTTGGCACAGCCAACACAAAGGGCAAAGGGTACTTACTTTGCAGATCTTTTAATCAGCACTACGTTGATGGGCGCTCTGGCAATGCAGCTAAAGGAAATGGCTAAGGGCCGTGATCCCCGTCCAATGGAAAGTCCTGAGTTCTGGGGCGCTGCTCTTCTCCAAGGTGGTGGCCTTGGCATCTATGGCGACTTCTTATTCTCGGATGTAAACCGTTATGACAGGGGCTTGTCTGAAACCATTGCCGGTCCTGTTGTTGGATTTGCTGATGATGTTCGCAAGCTAACGATCGGCAATGTAACTCAGGCCATCAAGGGTGAAGACACAAACATAGGCAGTGAGCTTATTAACTTTGCCGGTCGATATACTCCAGGATCTACGCTCTGGTACTCTCGTTTAGCACTGGAAAGAATGGTGCTGGATCAAGGCAAGCTATGGGCAGATCCAGACGCTAAAAGCAAAATGAAGCGCTTGGAATCCAAGTATAAACGCGAATATGGACAAAACTACTGGTGGCGTCCTGGTAAAACCACGCCACAAAGGCCCCCAGAACTATCAAACGTGTTTGAGTAAATGGAACTAATCTGCTATAGAGTGAACAAAGGAACGGGAAAACGACATGAGTGATATCGCAATTAATCCAGTAACCCGCCGGGTTCAGTTCACAGGCAATACCGGAACCGGTCCATATGCCTTTACCTTCAACATCTTGGTCGATGGTGATATCGCAGTCTTCAAGGGGACTACGGAGCTAACGCTTACCACTGATTACACGGTCAGTATTAACGCAAATGGAACGGGGTCTATCACTCTAACTGCTGCCCTCATAGCATCTGACGTTCTTACAATCATTGGTGGTCGTGAGCTTTCTCGGACCACAGACTTTGTTACAGCCGGGGATCTTCTGGCTTCTAGCTTGAACGAACAGCTAGACAGTAACGTGATTATGACCCAACAGCTTGATGAAAAGCTTGGGCGTGGTTTGTTTGTAAACCCTGGTGATGTGTTTACTGACTTAGAGCTTCCACTCAAGGATGATCGTAAGGGTACGGTGCTTGGATTCAATGAGACCACGGGCGACCCAGAGCCAGGTCCAACACTTTCGGATGTCGATTCACTAGCAACTATTTCTGCTGATATTAAGACTTTGGCAGAGATCCAAGATGGCACGGTTGCCACTGATGCCATTACAAACGTAAATACGATCCGTACAGATGTAACCACAGTTTCCGGCATATCTTCCAATGTAACTACGGTTGCAGGCAATACATCAAACATTAATACGGTTGCAGGAAACAATGCCAACATTACAACTGTTGCTGGCATAGATAGCGATGTAACTACTGTTTCGGGTATATCTTCCGATGTGACCACCGTTGCTGCTGACGGTACAGACATTGGAGTTGTTGCAGGTATATCTTCTGATGTGACTACTGTTTCCGGCGTATCGACAGAGATTGGCCGCTTGGGTACAGCCGATGCTGTATCTGATATGAACGTACTAAGCGCTCCGGCAGTTATTGCTGACATGGATTCTCTTGCTGACAATGTTAGTGCGATTTCTATTGTATCAGATGATATTGGTAATGTTATTGCTGTTGCTGTAAACGCAGCCAACATCAATACGGTTGCCGCTGATGGCGCCGACATTGGCACGGTGGCTGGTGATATATCTAACGTCAATACGGTTGCGACTAATATTACGTCAGTAAACACAAACGCCACAAACATTACTGATATCCAGAATGCTTCTGCAAATGCTGCTACTGCAACAACGCAAGCCGGAATTGCAACAACACAGGCTGGCATAGCAACGACTAAAGCTAGTGAGGCGTCTGCCTCTGAGGTTGCGGCTGAAGCTGCTAAGGTTGCGGCTGAGGCTGCGCTTGATGAGTTTACAGACATCTATCTCGGGGCTAAGGCTTCAGATCCCACAACAGATAATGATGGGAATGCCCTGACTGCTGGGGACCAGTATTTTAATACAACCCTTAATGTGCTGAAGATCTACAACGGTTCTGCTTGGCAGTCTGCTGCTATTGATAGCTCCGGTTTTGTTGAAACCACTGGCGACACCATGACTGGTAATCTGTCCTTCGGCGACAACGACAAGGCCATCTTTGGTGCTGGCAGTGATTTGCAAATTTATCACGATGGTAGCAATAGCCGTATTCAAGACACAGCCACGGGTTCATTGATACTTTCTGGTACAAACTTTTACGTCAACAATACTGGAGACAGTAAAAGTTATATTGCTGGTCTTGACGGCGGTACAACGCCTTATGTTCGCTTGTACTACGATGGATCAACTCGTTTAGACACCACCTCCACAGGTATTGACGTAACTGGCACAGTGACGGCTGATGGGCTGACTGTGGATTTAACTTCTGGGTATGCAAGAATACAAGATTTGAACTCCGAAGTTGTGTCTGGCACAAATATGGGTGGCATTGAGTGGAGAACTGCAGACTCAAGTGTTAGCGGGGCAAACCGCATTACAGCAAGGATTAGGGCGGAGGGAGATGGCACCTTTAACGCCACAGACAAAGCTCCCACAAAGTTAATTTTCTCAACTCATACAACGTCGGGTGCTGATCCTGTAGATCGCATGGTTATTGCTTCTAACGGCGACATCAGCTTCTACGATTCACAGGGCAGCAGCCAATCGTTCTTCTGGGATGCGAGTGCGGAGAGCTTGGGTATTGGGACCAGTTCGCCTGATGATGCTTTGCATGTTTATAACACTTCCAGTTTAAATCATGTTCGCATTGACGGGCCTGCTGGTATTAACCGAAACTTAAACTTTAGTACGTCAGGTACAACCCGATGGAATATTTATGCAAACTCTACGGCAGAAAGCGGCTCTGATTCTGGCTCCAACTTAACTATTGCAAAATACACTGATGCTGGAGTTTATAATGGCGTTGCAATGTTTATTGAACGTAGCAGCGGATCGGTAGGCATTGGGACGAGTTCGCCTGCGGACCCACTGCATGTTTACACTAGCGACGCTGGTGTGGCACGGTTGGAAAGCACCTCCGCAAACTCATACCTTCGCTTTATTACATCTGCCGACACTAATGGCTATGTGGGATATGAGAGCAACGACATGGTAATCTACGCTAATAACAGCAAGGTTGCCACATTTGACTCATCGGGCAACGTGGGGATTGGGGTTACGCCCAGTGCTTGGGACACCCTGCCTGCTATTCAGGTAAGCACTTACGGTGGGTTGTCTGCTGGTGGTGGCTACACAAGGCTGTCCTCAAATGCTTATTTAAGTACCTACCCAAACACTTGGTCACGTATTGCTACAAATACTGCAAGTTTGTATGAGCAAGGTGGAGGTCAGCATGTTTGGTCTACTGCTGCATCTGGTAGTGCTGGCACAGCAATTAGCTTTAGTGAAGCCATGCGCATCGACTCATCGGGCAACCTGCTTGTGGGGACTACGGACTCTGCGCCGGGGGCTGGAGATACCAATACTGGAGTTAGCTTTAGGGCTGGAGGTGACGGCTTTTTCTCAAAAGACTCAAGCTATGGCGCTCGTTTCAACAGAAATACAAATGACGGAGACGTAGTAACTTTTGCAAAAAACGGCACCACGGTGGGGAGTATTGGGACTTATTCAAACGATGTGTATATAGGTAATGATGATGTAGGGTTGCTGTTTAACAACGCATCCAACTATATGTCACCGCACAACGTAAATACAAACTTACCTACAGATGGAGCGATGGACATAGGCGCAGGGTCACGCCGCTTCAAAGACCTCTACCTCTCTGGCGGTGTCGTCTTTGGCGATGCTGGCGGCTCAGGTACGTCCACAAGCAACACGCTGGATTCGTATGAGGAGGGGACTTTTACTCCTACGGCCTTTGGAACTACCGCCGCTGGGACCACTACCTATGCAGCCCAAACTGGGTCTTACACCAAAGTTGGCGATACGGTTCATGTAGACATTTATATTTCTTGGAGTGCTATGACTGGTACTGGCGATTTAAGAATAGGTGGTTTGCCATTCACGTCTTCTAGCGCATCTAATTATTTTGCTACTGGCACTATTGTTCCTTTGCTAGGCTTTACTTGGCCTTCTGGAAAAACCCAGCTAAATCCAATTATGAGCGCTAGTGACACAGCTATGAATATTTACGGCTCGGCTACTGATTCAAACTCAGACGGAGCAGCAACGGATAATGAAATAGTCGCTCTTGCAATAACGATAACTTATAAGGTTTGATTATAGCC